TCAATCAATTGGTCATAGTATTGAGCCGCACCGAGAACCTGACCTGCCGCGAATGGAACCTGCAACTGCTGAACAGCATTCGGATCTTTCATGCGGACAATGCCACCGATCTCGTTGTTCAGAAGATCATCAATGTTGACCTGGCCCTCGATCATAGACAGGCGAGGATTGTTGGTCATTGCGATGTTGTCGAGGATGCCACGCAGGATTGATGTCGATGCGTCCTGATCTTCAATAATCAGGTCTGCAATAGACCGGCCAAAGAATGCGTGTGGCTCTGGGTCAGATTCAAATACTGCGAAAGGAACTTCATCCCAAGGCTCGTAGTCCAGCAACTGGTACTGACCGCCACCCATTGTGATCTTGTAGAGCTGGGCTGTTCCTGTGCCTTCAACGTCCATACGCATGTAGGCTTCTGTGACAGCCACCTTACGCATTGATGGATCTCGGATGTCTTCATCCTCTTCCTGCTCGTATCCACGGCGCTCAAAGTCTTCTGCCTCGGCCATCGTGTCGTGGTCTGAGATACCAGACAGTGCAGAGACGATATCGGGATCGTAACCCATCGCAATCAGATCGCCGGCTCGCATCTCGGTACGGTGACCACAGACGTAGAAGTCGTCGATTGATTTTGAGTTACGGTCAATGAAGAACTCTTCTGGAGGTACTGAATCGCAGCGCAGTGTGCCTTCAGTCTTAGTGCGTACAATCTTGGCGTTATGGAATGGAATCTGTACTTCCATGCCCATCTCATCCATCCTAACTTCATACACAACCTCATGCTCGATGATGTCTACGTCATCTTCCTGTCCGAGCAATGTGAACTCAGGATCAGTCAGGTTGGTGTATTCATGTGTTGACTGCTTTGCGTACTCGTCCCAGTAGACCTTCACAATGCCAGCTTTCTTCAGTAGTGCATCGTGGAATACGTCATTGATAACTTGATAGCCGTTCTTTTCTGAGAACTGCGAGTGGACAAACTTTGTCGCTGTCTCTGCCGCCTCAACGTCTTCTGTTGATGCTGGGACAAACTGAACAAACTGATCGTTTGATAGGAACACGCGCATCAGGCTTGGCTTGATGTTGCGGATGGTGTCCCGAACCTTTGTCGATACGATGCGACTCCGGCCTTCTTCATGACCGAGATCTACCTCGCCATCGAAATACCGTTGCGCTTTGATCCGGTCTTCTGCTACCTCTGACTCAATGAAGTCAATCGCATCAGAGACTGCATCACGGGCAATGCTCTCGATCTGGCCTTCATCCATAGGTTCAAATTCGATCATTGACCAGCGCCTCTCTTCAATAACTCTTCAAGTGTTCTGTATGCAGTGAACTCATTGATCCCACGCGCAGAATCCATTCTATCTTTGACGAATCTAACGCCTTGCGCGGCCATCCCAGGTACATCACCGCGAGCCACGTTTTGAGCGATATTGGCAGCCTCCATCACACCTTGCAATGAAGTCTCTGCCACAGCGCCGAACTTGCGGTCCAGGTTGTTAGCAAACAACGATAGATCGTATGCGCTTGTGTTGAAAGATCCACCTAGCTCATCTGCAAAATCATCAATCTGCTTTACTGTATCCTCAAGATTGACGCGAGCCTGTGTGTAGCTAAACAAACGCCGCAACTGCTGACCAACCGCCTTGTCTGCTGTATCCGCAAAGATATCGACTTGTCTACCAGCCGACTGGCGTAAATTCTCGAAAGTTTCTAAACCACGGGAGATTATGTCGTTTGCCTTAGCGTATTCTGGGTCAGCCGTCCTTAAAACATCGTTGATCTCTGAACGAACGGCCTTGAGAGTGCGCTTGCCTTCAGTAGTCAGTTGTTGTGACGTTTTGCCATAGTCAATCAGGTTATCTAATTGCAGTTTGAGTTTGTGCAATCTGAGCGCGTCTGGTCTTCCGCCTGTCGCCATTAAGTCAACGGCCTTATTGATCATATTTTGCGCTGCTGTATCAACTTGAATATCTGATCCTCGGAATCCTAACTGTGGCTTAGTAGCACCTGGTGTCATTGTTACGCCAAGACGATCCAGCTCTTGCATCAAGCGATTGGTCACAGGAGCAAAATCCACTTGCATGCCAGGGAATCTTTCACGCGCAATCTTGTTCTTTGTGGCGTTAGCCTCATCAACCTTGCCCTTAATGAAATTGAGCCTTTGCGTGACAGCCTGTCCAGCGATGTCTGATGGGCGAATCTGTGCGGCAGCGGCCTTGTTAGCCTTGATACGTTCATATGCGGCCAACTGTTTGAGCATGTCTGCCTGTGTTGCAGGATTAGCTGATTTGATCGCAGCAACGAAACCCTCATCCCAACCCTGTCGAACTGCTTCAGCTCCAAGTGGATCTGACTTTAATTTACCTTGAGGTGTGACCTGCTTGTCTGCAAGACCAGCCTGGCGGCCACCGGCCTCAATCTCTTTCTTTGTCACAGCCTTGCCGACAGAAGACTGTTGCGCCTTGTCGATCAATGCAGGAGGAAGTGTGTCTGGGATAGCTGCCTGAGCTTCAGGAGTCAGAGCCTCATAGGTCAAACCTTGCTTGTTCAAAAGCTGCTTCAATGCAGGAGTAGGCTGACCGTTCTGCTTCAATACAATATTTGGCTTTAACGCTTTCACAGCACCAAGAGCAAGAACATCAGGAGTCAGACTGACAACATCCTTTGCCATTTCACCGGCCATTTCACTGCCCGTGAAACGCTCGATCCCTTTTGCGCCAGCTTCCATACCTGTTGTGAAGAACTCAGCGATTGGCTGTAAAGCCTCACCAGTCGCTTGTGCAAACTGTTGGCCGCGTTCTGTTTGAGGCATGTAGGTCATGCTTTCTCGCACACCCTTGCCAATCTCTGTTCCAGCTTCTACACCGGCAATTGGCGTGTACACGATATCAGCGATTTTACCTATTGGATCCGCTACCGCACCAGTCATGACCATCCCAGCCATCTCTAGCTGACCGATCAGGTTTTTGCCCATTTCATCAAGGAAAGATTCACCTGCATCCTGATCAATATCGGCGGGCGATGGAGATGCGGCTTGCTGTCCTTTTTTTGCAGCTAAAGATTCAAGGAACTGTTTTTGCTTTTCGTTCATTGACTAAGCTCCATGTACTGTTTCTTTTCTTGCAGTGTCATGTCATCCCACTGAACCCCGCCAATAGGCTGGAAATCAGATGGAGGAGTTAAGAATCGCACATTTTCCTGAGCCTCATCGCGCTGTTTTTTCAAAAACTCGTCATAGGGCATTGTTCGCATATCAACAGCCTTATTAAGAATTTCTGCTTTTAATTTAGTGACGGCTGCCATTTTTCTTCTCAAGAACTTTTTAAGTTCTCCTTCATTCAATCCTAGAGGCAGGTTTGTATCCAAGGCTAGTCGCAACTCTGATTCAGACAATGCGCCGAATGTTGCTGAGTTAATTACAGTAATACCAAGCTCATTTGCAATAGTTTCTAACTCCCTTGATGCAGCCCTTACACTTGGAAGGAATTGATCTATCGGACCTGTCTGTGCGCCTTCACCAAGAGCTTCAATTGCCCTATCAAATAGCTGTAATTGCTGATCAAGGTTGTCTGCTTTTTTCAAAACCGAATCAGAGTATTTTTGTGCTGAGGCATACTGAGCTTGCATTTTTGCCGCAGCTAACTCTGCATCTTGTTTGTCCTGAGTTGTTTCACCCATGATCTGGTTGCCCTGAGCATCCTTTAAGAACTCAATGCTTTGCGATCCATCTTTTGATACGTTTACGAAAGCCCGTCCTTGTGCGTCATACTGCACACCAGACGTTTTTGCAGTAGCACCAGGCTTCAATTCTTTCTGGATGACTTGCTCGTAGACAGTCTTTGCCATAGCAGGATTTTGCTCAACAACCTTGGCATATTCCTCGTACCCTTTCGAGCGTAGGAAACTAATGATCGCAGGAACAGTTTTGCTAGATACCTTTCTAGCGCGAATATCTTCTAATTCTGAATTGATAATACTCGCCAAGCCAGTATCTGGGCGCAGTGTCATTGCATTGAACCCAGCGGCTAGCCTGAGCATATTCTCACGGTCACCAAAGAAGTCTGTGACGGTTTTCATAAAGCCGGGTTGCGCTGCAATCTCTGGACGCTCTTGCTCGATCTTGACGGCTTTGGCTGCCTGTTCTGCGAGCTGCTCTTGAGTCATGCGTACACCAGCACCACCCATGTCTGTACCACCAATGCGCGGAGTCACCTGCGGAGGTGTCGGCATACCAGTCGATCTAGGGGCAAACTGCTGCTGAACCTGTGGTGTAGGGCTTGCCATTGTCATCATTCCTGATGGCATTGTGGTAGCCATTGTTGCCGCTGATGGCTGCGAGAACTGCACTTGGGGACGGCCCATAGATTGCTGCAATGGAGTCTGGCTCTGGAATACTGGACTAGCCTGTGGAGGAGTCAAAAGGTCTGCACCGGTCTTAGCGATGTAGTCCATGATCCCCATTCCGCGTGGACGTAACATATCTTTCTCCGCTTACAGCATTGCGCCAAGTGTTAAGTAGTTAAACAGCCCTGGCTGATACCCCTGAGTAGTGCTTTGCGAATATGGCAGTCCGCTAATCGCACTAGGAACGTAACCCAAGGCTTGAGCTGGTTGACCAAAGAATGATGTAGCCTGACCGATCTGCTGACCATACAAGCCAGTCTGCATTCCCTGTTTCGCAGCCTCATTCGCCATGAATCGATCAAGCTCTGTCTGGGCTAGGTTGTAGCCAGTCATACCCATGCCGCCGAGTTGTGATTGCGCTCCGAGCTCGAACTGCGCTCCCTGGAGTCCAATTGCTTGGTTTGACAAGTCTGCTTGCATCTGACGCGCTAAGTCTGTACCCGCGAGCTGTTGTGCTTGCGTGTATCCTGACTGACGTAGCTGAGATGCCATGTTGCCAGCCTGTCGTGCAAAAGCCTCGTTTGTGAGTGCCTGTGCCACACCCTGGCGTGATCCACCAAACGCTCCGGCTGCTGTCGCTTGTGCGCCTTGCGTCTGCTGCTGCATCAAACGATTACGCTCTAGGTCAGCAAGAGTCTTGTTGATAACTTCTTCAGTGTACGGGTTCATGTACTGCGAGATATCAACTTGAGGTAACGTACCGGCAGTCACAGTCTCTGGAGTGTAGTCAGTAAGACCCTTTGTGCCTTCAGCAGCAAACTTCATGTAGTCCAGTGAAGTGTCGAACATGCTTGTTGGTTGAGTACCAGATGGTGCTTGTTGTACTACAGGCTCCACTACTGGCTCTACTGCCGCAGACTGTTGCATAGGCAGTCCAACATTCGCATTCAATAGTGCTTGAGCTTCAGCCTCTGTAATCGCTCCGCTTGTTAAGCGATTGGCGATGCTCATGGGGCCAAACGCTTGTCCAGCCTCTGCCGCCGCTAGACGCACATCAGCCTCAGTGAACTTGTTGTCTAGAGCTTCAGTAATCCGCGATGCTCCGATGCCAGCCGCCTGAGCCTCTTGAGCGATCTGCGCTCGTGCCGCTGTGGTATCACCTTTTTCGGCTAGGATTTGATTGACGCGAGCGTTGATATCCGCATTTGTGATAGCCATTACTAGTCTCCATACCCACCATAGCCATAATCTTCGTTATAGCCATTGTCGGTTTGCCAATCATTTCTTGAAGTCATACCCTTTGCGGCTATTGATCCCAATGCGTTTTCTCTCATGAGATCCAGACCCTGCCTTTCAATATCAGATATCTGACCTGTTGCGGTTGGTGCTACGCGCCCACCTTCATCACCCATAGTTAACCGATCAGGTGTCGCTGTCAAAACATCCAATGTGTTTGTAGGAGTATTGCGAGCCATATCCATTTCTTGCAATTGCTGATACGTTGGAGCGTTTGCGTACAAGGATTCATATGAGCGTTGCAGTGCTGGGTTCTCTTCAAAGGCGGAAATGACTCGCTCTTTCGCACCAGGATAGCTTGCGTATGCTGTCAGGCCATTGCCGACATCGATTGCACCCGGCATATAGCCAGACGAAACATCATATTCCTGTGGGATGATACCTAATCGCTGTGCGAGAGCTGCCTGAGACTCCATGCCAGCCTTCTGGCCGGATGTGAACCCTGCCATTGTTGGCCCCATGATCGGCGCGTATGGCATGTTCTGGACCGCTTGTGCGCGAGCTAACTGCTGCCGCAATGCGTCTTCCATGTAACCTGGGATTTGCACCTGTGAGGATTGGCTTCCGCCTTTACCACCACTCATTTAGAAGTCTCCTTGCTCATGACAACGAACGATTCTTTCCAACCGTGTTTGTCTAAAACTTTTGTCCAGCCCTTACGCCCAGCAAGGGTCATGGTTGTACACCCGTTCATTCTACCAAATTCTAGGGCAGATTCCTCAAAATCTATGATCTGGCTCATGTCACCACCTGCCAAGAACACATGAATGACCTTTTTCCTCGGATACACAATGATCTCTGTCACCGCGCATCCTTTCTCTCCGGCCCATAGCTGCATCCTTCCTTCGATGACTGCCGCTACAATGTCCTCAAACAGATGCGTCCCACCGGCGTACTCCAGTGCGTCCTCAATCCAAGGTCTGCACCGCAGTAACTCCTCAAGGACATTCACCGCATGCTTCCAGGTCTTAGATCCATCCGCATTGTGCCGAACTTAAATCCATCATCCTCAACAGCCTCTAGCTTAACCTGGAGCTGTCGTGCATTGATTCTGGTGTCCACATAGCCGTCCACTTCATTGAACGTGTACTGGTATGTCGATCCTGTGTCCTGCGGTGTTTTCTTGGCGGTGATAGTTGCCTTGATTGATGGCAGTGCAGCGTATTCGTCTGTGATGATTCGATTCACTACAGCAAACCGATCACCCTGCCCTATCTCTACCGGCCCAGTCTCAGCGTATACAGTGCCGACTCTGGTAGCCCCATCGTTCGTCCAGCCTGTCTCGTGCTGGTAGATGTAACCATCAGCTCCGACAGCGAATGGATCATTGAACGCACCCTGATCAGCCCACGCGGTGCGAGAGAGCGATCCAACCATCCAGTGGTTCAGACGATAGTTGTACGCGATGTACTTGTCGTTCTCGCCGGTATCGCTTGCAGTGTCTGTCGATGGGTAGAAAAACCAGAACTCACCGAACTCAGAATTGTGACCGGCAAACGTCTTGGCTTGCTGCTGACGGTTCATGTTGTCTGTGATCTCTAGTACCGCATCACATTGTAGTGGCTTTGTCGCACCGTCATACGTCCAGAATCCAGACTCACTCAGCCAGATCGCTGTGTTACCGGCAACAGTGACGGCGTTTGGTCCAACAATACCTGCACCAGTCGCAATACGCTCGATGCCATAGACGAACGGAGGTCCAACATAACGCATCAAGTGTACATCTGTGTCAGTCCAGATCAGAATATCATTGCCTACCCTGCGAGCGCAGCGGATCCGGCCATTAGTCTCTAGCTCCAGATCACCGGCTGTGTTCGTAGCAGCAGGAGTCCAGACCGTGTTGTCTTCCTGTGTAGACCACTGCACCTTACGTTTGTTGCCACCAGCACCCAAACAGACCAGGTGACGCTCGTTGGTCACGATCACACCCTCGTTGTCCACAGGAGCGTTTGCGATCACTTCAGCAGCAGGGACTAGCTTGATGCTCACAGCATCCACATCAAAGTTTGGCTCTGCGTCAGATGCAGCATAAATATCAATATCAACAGAGGTGTCATCTGTTACGAATCGGAATACATTAGCACCGACTACCAAAGTCTTGTCTAGCAGTGTTGTCGTTGATGTTGTGCCGGTAGCCTTGATCTTTGCACTCGGTACTGTGGAAGCATCGGCATCGTTGTCTGGGTCAATCAGGGTGATCAGGACTTCATAGGTCTTTGTGTCTGTCAGGCCGGTAACTGTTTGCTCAAGGTTTGTGGCAGTCGTGCCGGTCCATGACGCAACACCAGAGCCGATTGCCCATCCAGTGCCTTTGGTCCAATCAGAGTCAGCATCGAACACTCCATTGGTCACTAACTCAGACCCACCAGTCACTCCAAGCTGGTACTCAACAACTCGGCCATCGGTATTGGAGCATGCGACTAGATACTCACCCCAGTTGTCCATTGACCATGTTGTCAGTTCAATCAGAAGTGATGTGGATCGAGCGTCACCCCAGTTATCAGCACCGTACAAGCCAGCGCCATAACCAAAGCCAGGAATCGAATTAACCTTGCCGTCTGTAAAGTTAGCAGGAGTGATGTCGTACAGTGTTCCGCCCTGAGATGAATACAGGTTTGTCTCAGTGCCAAGTGCTAGCCACCGAGTCGCGTCATTTGCTCGCCATGCCAAGATTCCTCGGCAGATACCTGTGAGCTGCGTTTCAGTGTATTTAATCCAGCCGCCTACAGGCTCTAACTTGCCCTCTCTCCAGCGCACCAGGTTTGTGTCGTACCAACGTCCTTTTGCCTGATATTCAGTACCATTGCGATAAACGCCTGGAGGTATTTCTAATGGTACTAATGGCATTATCGGATCTCCGTCACGACGATGGATGCTGAAGGCGCAGCAGGAGAGAACGCTGTTGCAGCAGATCCCTCAATAGTGAGGTTTGTATCTGTCACTGCAAAGTATGCCTCTAGGTAGTCCCCAGCACTAAGCTCAAATATACCAGATCTGCTGACTGTTTTGGACTCACCAGCGTTCGCAACTGAGTAAACGATTGTCGAGAATGCAATGTCAGTCCCGTTGACGCGAGGCCAGATGTACACTGTCTTACTGCTTGAGTTACCAGACTGCAACTCACATGAGAAGTCGATCTGATACGTCCCATCATAGGTGAAGACAAGTCTGCTTGAGTGCGTAGCGTCAATCGCCACATCTTCAGAAAAAGCTGTCGATGCCCATGCAATCGCTGTTGCTGTGTTCGTAGACGCAGCGGTTTGCGTTGCCGTGGTGTAGAACGCACCGTAACTGTTGTGACCATAGGATAGTGGCTCAAACTTGTTGTCATACGAAACCACGACATGATCAATTGCTGGGTCCCATAGCATAATGCCGTCCTCTGAAGGACTGTCATCGCTATCCTGGAACTGGAGCTTGTTCCTGATGATGTTCAGGTATGTATTTAGCCTCGTAGCCCAGTCGCTCCATTTGGAACCACTAGGCTGCGGAGGAACCGAGCGAGCCATGCTTGGTCCTTATGGCTTTGTCGGCCAGTCAGCTTTTTCCAAGTATGGAAAGTTTGCGTGTGACGTAATGTCGCGTAGAGCCTGACGGTATGTCGTCATTGCCGCTGACAAAGTGTTGTCGCTCAATGCGAGGTAGTCAGTTTCGGTCAAAAGGTTATCGCGTTTCGCCCTTACACCATCAGCCTCAATCGCATCATCAGATGCGATCTTTGCGGCAGACTTGCTGACTGCTGACCGAACCAGCGTCCATACTCCATCGACTAGGGTTGGAGTTGTTGCTGTATCTACATACTGCGTCTTGCGGTCATATGTTGGCATTGATCCTGTCTCAACAGAATAAACCCCGTATGACTGCAACAGAGCAGAACTCATTATCTTAGGGAATGATGTGTTTGCGTTGTCACGGCGTAATTGTCCAATCGTGTATGGGAATTGATCGACTGTGCCGTTTGTTACCTTAACGTACATTGTTTGCTCCTTATTAAGCAGGTCTTAGTGCGAGGATAACCCCAACGCCTGATCCATCAGCGTCATCTGTCTTTCCAAAATTAGCTGTTTCAATAGCACCGGGGTTGAATGCTGATCCTGTATGCAACTTGATCCCAGTCAATCCGCTCACATCATATGAATCATTCATAGCATGCGCTCCCTCAATCTCAGTCGCATTGTTTTCATCAGACCACTTGATGAAATGCAAGTTACCTTCAATGTGGGCGATGGTTACACCAGTTAAATACAAAGCATTCTCGGTTACTGCTGTCATAGAAGGTAGATCAACCAACCACGTTCCAACATTTATATATCTGTGGAGGTCAGCATTATAAGTGACATCCCAAGGAGTGCTTGTGTCTACGCCTCTAAATGCATACGTCATAAAATAGTGACTGTCTTGCGAGTTAGTTAAACTCATGTCAACTACGACTTCAGTATCTGGGGTTGCACCCATTTTTTTGTAATACACTTCTATTGTTGAATCATAGCTCCAGCCAGCAGTTATAGCCAACAGTCTAGTCCATCCACTTGTTACACTAGTAGATACCCCAGAATTTGAAGATGCGTGATGAAAAACCACAACAAAGTCATCTTGTTGTAACCCACTTGGCATAGCAACAGATAGACTACCCGTCTGACCATTATTAGCCTTGGCTGAAGAGCCTACCAACTTAATTGAAGGAGATATGGCAAATTTAGAGTAGTTTTCAGTAAAGCTAGTTGCGTCTGAATTAGTGAAACTTGATGAAGCATCTGAGTATTGCAATCCTGTTGACTGCCAAGAACCTCTCGCAATCGCTTTTGCTTGAGTTCCCGTTGCAATAGTTGCCGATGAGTCAACGAACATACCTGAAGAAACCATTAAACCGTCCCAATCCCCGTCTGTTGGTGCTTTGACGATACATGGGCCAATTCCTTCGGCAGTGGTGTACATAACAACATTGCCATCATTATCGAAACGGCAACAACCTAAAGATGATGCATAGAAGCCCGCAGATGGAACAAGTTTTCTTTGCCATATCTCATTGCCATCATTATCTAATTTAAGTACAAAATAACCTGCTCTCACTAGCAGTTCGCCATCAGAGTTAACATCAACAGTGCTATACTGCTCCGTAACTCCAGTGTCGATTGTTTTTTGCCAAGTCACTGATCCGTCACTTGAATCAATTTTCATTACGACATTTTTTGTGGTGCTTTGGACATGACCTACGAAATAGATGTTGTCAGATGAATCAAGAACCATGCTTTGCTGGGAGCCAGCAACTACACTTCCTTCTTCGTACTCAAATTTCCATTGAATACCATACCCAGAGTTCATCTTAATTATTGTGGATCGGTAAAAGTCCATGCTAAAAACATAAATAGACCCATCACTTCCATAACGAACGCTTGAGTGATAACGTGATCCGCCTTCTCCATTATCTAAACGTCTTTCTGCTGTTGCACTGAGACTGGTGTTCCACTTCCACAAAATACCAACAGAGCTATTCAAGCCAACAGTTATTGGATTATCACTTGAGTCAAGATCAATACCATAAAATCTACCTGTTTGCGTAGTTCTTAAGTTGCGGTTTAACGCTGTCGCTCCATCACTCGTGTTGAATTTCCATATGGCGGCATCGTTTTCGCCATCAGCTATCTGTCCAGCGACATAAACATTAGAATCTGTTGAATCGCAAACGATACCCAAGCCGTAAGAATAACTACTGCTTGTACTAGAGTTATACCTTTGCCACTGTACCTCTAAGTCTGCATTTAATTTTGCGACATAAAGATCGTTTGGGCCAGCCGAAAACCGACCGCACCCGTAAATGTTGTTCTCGGAGTCAAAACAAAAATGATTCCAATATGCAGTGTAATTTTCATTCGTATTAAGAAAAGCATTGATAGTACGAACAATCGGCTCACTAATACCGCCACCACCTGACCCTGCGGCGGCTTGGATAATCTTGCTACTTGCGCTCATCGTCTATCCTTTATGCAGGGGTTGCGAGTGCTTGACCGGCCACAAAGCCATAATATGTAGTGCCACCATCAGTCGTGATGAACACAAAGTAATCTACGGCACTTGCTGTGGCTGTGAGAGTCGGTGCAGTTGCGGCGGCCCAGTCAACGCTAGAAGGCCATGTGATTGTGTAGCCTGACGCACCTGAGTCCTGTACAACCTTCAATGTAAACGCAGATGCCTTGCCAGATGTGGCAGGGTTGCTGAAGGTGTATGTGACGTTCTCTGTCAGCGTGTGCGTGAAGTTCGTTGCCGCACTCAGATCAAGTGTCGCCGCATTGGATGTGGATGTGATCGCAGAACTGTTCTCAGTAAGACTGCCAGTGGTCTCCAAGGCAGAGACAATCGCAGTGCCTGAGTTGATGTCGATACCGGTGACTGGAGTCGTGCCGTCTAGCAGATCGTCCAGATCATCGATTACGCCATTTATTTTCGTTCCCCATGTGTCTGTGCTGGCTCCAACCTCTGGTTTAGTCAGCCCGTAAGTCGTGGTTGTGGTATCAGCCATTTAAGCCACCCTTGTCCAAGTTAAAAACATTTACGCTATTTTAAGCCAAATCTGGGAGCCTTTGGCAATTTGCTCCCATTTTTCTCTTGCAACCGAGGATATTACTGATGTTGACGATGCCAAACCGCCGATATTCCTTTCTCGGATATAAGATATTGTAACACTTGCAGCAGCACTACTCGTGCCACTTGCTGAAATCGTGAATACCGCGCTTGCAGTATTGGTTGATTCCGCAGATACAGTAGCAGTCGCATCGACTACCGTGATCGCCGCAGATGATGTTGATGATGACGATGTTGCAGTAGCAGCACCCTCTCTCACCCTGGTTGCAGCAGATGCGCCAGATGCGGATGCAGATGCAATCGTCTCTAGTGGACCCTGACCAAAGTAACCGCCGCCATATGCGCCAGTGCTGTAGTCATACTCACTAATGATCTTGAGTACGAACTCTTCACCAATCGATGCGGTAGATGCAGTGGAGCTAACCAGAGCGTCAGATTCCCTGACCCGTATCGCAGATGATGTTGAGCCAGAAGATGCGGATGTTGCCGCGCCCTCAAGTCTTGCCCTGCCGCCATTGGCAACAACAGTAGCAGATGCAGATATAGATGCCGATCCGGTCTGAATTACACCTTCAGTACCAAAGTCGGCATCACTATATGTGCCGTAGCCATAACCGATGCGGTTACTTGGCATCTACTTAGTCCAGTGTGATATCGAGGTCACCGGCTGGTACGCGGAACACATCACCAGTCTCGATTGTCTTCGAGCTAGTCAGTGCCGCATATGCCAACAAGTTACCTGCTGTCGATGCATCCCATACACCAACGTATGACACAGTGCCAAAGTTTGCAGTCGCAGTAGAGTATTCAACAGCAGCAGAAGTCGTTGCCGTGTTGCCTGTTACTGTGAACGCAACAGTCTGGCGAGCATACGCAGTGCCGACAGTTGATACTTCAGCGCCTGAGCCGTCTTCGTCTGGGTTCGCAGTGTGCAGCGCCAGGTAAAGCGTTCCAGGTGCAGTGTATGCATTGCCACCAAACACATGATCTAAAATTTCTGTTTCGAGAAAATTCGCAAAACTCATTATCCAAGTCCTCTAATGTTAAGTCGTATCCCGCTGCCTGAGTTCTTTACTCGCTCTGACTGAGCATTTAGTTGAACGACAGCCGCTGAGTACAATTGCGCCCAAACTTGGACACGCTCATCTTCCTTTAAGTATGGCGCAGAATGGAGCAAACTTCCATACAGGTAAACGTCCGGCGCATACGACAGAAGCCAGTTAGTGGTGTTTGAATCAGACAGTGCCGGTATCTTCTGGTAGTACAGCAGCTCAAAGTCTGTGTCCTCATCCGGAGTTGGGAACAGTTCAAACTCACCGCGAACGTGTGAGTAGAATCGTGGTGTTCCTGTCTGATCGTTGCTGTTCTGACGCTTGTCTGCCAGAGATGCCATTGATGCCAGCTCAAGCACACTGATGTTGCCAGTCGTGACCTGGAACCGGATCGTCTCCAACCAGTCGGCTGGTACTTGCATGTACTTGTCGCCCTGAGACTGCTGACCTGATACCAGGTTCTCCATCTCCCAATGGCGGATATCTCGGTTCATCTGGCTCTCTGCCAAGTCGATGAACGTCTCGATTGCTGCTGTCAGATCGCTGCGGTTTAAGAAGTCAGCGATTGATGATTTCAGCTCACTATATGTTGATATAGCCATTATTGGCCCACCTTTTCCAAGTATCCCATCACGCCATCAAGCCATTGCTGGTCCAAGTTCTCAAAAATGTTTTTACTATCAGACACGACATTTGCTTTTTCAACATAATTCAGGGACCGCGGGCCGCGCTTGGTCTGAATAACCCTGTCTGCTGCGGCGAATGTTTTAGGGAACATAATCTCAAAAGGAACCATAGACATGTCTCCAAAATACTCCGCCGGAACCTCTCCGGTATATGAAAAATGTCGATCTGTGTTCAGATTAGCCTGGCCACCAAGTAAATCAATGACATTCCCGCCAGTAGCTCTGATTGGCTGACCCACATAGTCTGGATCAATAGTTGCATCATACAACTCGGAGACGTTCGGGAACCCCTTGTTACGATACTTCACCTTGCCCATCGTTTCGACAAACTTTGTCCGGTTCTTGCCAACATTCTTGAAGTCGCCTCGGCCCATCAGTTGATCCATCGCATCAGGACTGTCTAGCCCAACCCAAGACGGGAAGATTTTTCTAAGCTCTGCGTCGAACTCAGCTTTGTCTGCATTTGGTATATCTAAGTTTTTGATCTGGCGCATGATCGGCTCTGCAATAGCCGTACTGAAGTTTGTTGCTTCGCGCCCCATAGAGGTATTTATACCAAGAACTCTATCAACTCCTGGTTGATCCAAGCCGGTATTGACCTTTCCGACAACATTTTCTGCGGTATCGAACATGCTCATCCAGCCAACGCCTGAGCCTTGATTCTGTCTGCTAAACTTTTTACCTGCTTGTACGCGAGTGTTTACTGGTAACCCGCCAATGTACTCAAGCGTACCCAAGTTCGACTGATCTGTCTTGATAGGCATAGCTAATGAACCAACCATATCCTCTGGGTTGGCCTGTCGAGCATCTGGGAGCTGGTCTGGTGTAAAAATAGTGACAAAATCGTTTGCCGCAGCCTGTGTTTCTCTGCCGCGGAATGCATCATTTTGCATTGCCTTGTTGTAGCGATTCATCGCCTTTTTTATTTCAGCAGGTTTACCAGCATTTTCTATAGCTAAGAATCCGGTGTTTAAAAGTCTCTGTGCAAGCATTAAGTCTTCAGTAGTTGCAATGTTACCTTCAACCCTGTCCGCTGGCATGATTGGCTTTCCAGCCCTTCTCAGCATGCTTGCTGCCGGTATGCCGGGAACAATCCCAGCCATTGTCATCGCATAATTGAGTATATTGCGCTCTTCTGGCTTAGTGGCATACATCTCAGCATCTGCTGCGAGTCCTGCAATGTCACCGGCAAATGGGATCGGGCTAGCTGCAAGTGCTGTCTTCTCAAGCAGCGTCATGTCTTTCCAGACGTTGCCACCGAAATCAGCAATGGACTTAGCGATATCTGTGAGGCTCTTGCCGTCTTTGATTCCAGTATCACTGACTGTTAATGCATCGAGGATTGCCATCAAGCTACACCTTGGATATTTCTGCGTATTGTATCACCCCATGAGTCTGTTTGGGTAATGCCCTGCTTGTAGATTGCGACAAGGCCAAATGCATCTGCACCATGTGATGCCCAGTCGTGTTCTGGTCCGAGGCCAAGCCCGCGAGCTTCGTCTCGCTTTTCATGATACCAGCCAAGGGCTTCTCGTCCGCCTTTGGTGTTCTCGTCGTGGAACCGGCAGCTTGGGAACATACGTCTTGCTGCCTCGATACGGGACAGCACCGCGCCAGCGCCTTGGTTTGGGACAGACTCGGTAGTGAATCCAGCATCTTGCAAGTAACTCTCTGGAGTGACCTTGTACACCATGTCGTGTTTCCTGCCGTCATGAGGTAGCACACAGAGTGCATCCTCGTAGCCTCGATCCCTGAGCCAGGACACATGAGACTCAAACGGCTGACCGACAGCCTCGTAATAGTCTATCAGACGTACCTCTTCACCGATGTACTGGACAATCCAGACAGCAGTCGCATCTGACTTCTTGCTCGTGCCGCCGATATCCCAGATCGCATGCAGCTTGACCAGTGGGTCTTTACCAAAGAATCCAATGCGCCCTTCCAGTGATGCCTCGTTCAGGTGTCGGGCATAGTACGCACCCTCAAGGACTGTAGCGTATTCGCCCTCCCATACATGAGCATACCGATCAGAGGTCATGCGTAGGCAATCATCTTTCTCTTGCAGCAGGACGCTAGATATCCACGGGTTGTGCTTCCAATTGGCATTGACTACGACAGCGCCGGTTGGTTTGTTCTCGCCACGCAGCAGTTGATCAATCGCATCTGTTGGCCGGTTAGGGTTCCAGCTTGCCCAGATCTCTGAGCCTTCTTTACGCATTGTCGGAGTGAGTAGTTCAAGTGATCTGTGTGACAGAGACTGAGCCTCTTCGATCCATGCTCGGTCAAAGCCCTCCAGTGACTTAATGGAGTCAGCAGTGTGGTCTTGCATACCAGTGAAGATGATCACGCCGTCACCAGGTGTCTCGATGACCTCACGATAGACTTTGAATCCTGCATGCTCTCCAAGGTTGTAAGCCTGGAGCTTGTCCTCGATCAGACGTTTCGATGATTGCTTCAGAGACTTCTGCACCTCCCTGATACATGCTGCTCGCATGCCTGGAATCATCAGTGCGTCTTCAATGAGAAGTTCTGCAAAGAAATGGCTCTTCCCTGAGCCTCGGCCACCCCATGCCCCTTTGTACCGAGAAGGTTTGAGCAATGGAGAGAATACTTCCGCTGTTCTGAACTGGATCTTGCTCAATGTTCTGCCTGAACAATGATCCTTTCGATTGTCTGGATCGGAGTCATTGATCCATCAGTCGATTTGTTGTCTACCTCTGTCTTCTCACGGTATCCATGATTAGCCAGCATGAGTTTAGTGATCGCTGAATTGAAGTCTCCAATCAATCCATTGTTGATCAGTAATCGAGCCTGTTTTTTGTGAACTCTCTCAAACGTGTCAGAAAACGCTTCAATATCCTTGCGCCATTGGTAGCAAGTTTCCCTGTGGATATCTATGTGATCTGCCAATCCTTCAATGCTTGGAACAGCGTCACCATAATCCACATGGTTGTTGACGTAATCATCTGCTTTCTTCTGGAGAGCTGCGTTGTACTTGGTTGGTCTTGCCATCTCTGTGCCTATAGCGTCCAAAGTGTGTATAGGCGCTTTATACACCAGTGGGCAGAGATTGACCACTAAGGTAGCCAATCCCTTGCCTCATGACCTTGCAGGAATCCTCTGTCAAATGAGTCGTTCAGCATCCTGACTAGCTCATGCTTGTAGTTCCATTTGACCTCTTCCACCTGAATCCTGTCATGGTGCTTGTTCTCTAGCATGTACTTGCGAACGTGGGGTTTCTTTTCCATAAAAAGGATTGTGTGTTTCTTTTTATCTGTGATGCGCCAAACTGTGTTCATAGCGTATCGATAATATAGTCAGTGTCGTAGCACACGCCCTTGATGGCTTGCTCATCCACCCATTCAACAGCCACATCGACATAGATGCGCTTGTCAGCAGGATCAACAACTATCAATTTTGTCATGCTTAAATCAGAGCGATTGTGAAAGTTAAGGACAAAATGATCTTGATCCATCTTTCCATTCTTGCTCCCCATACCGCCGTACTCCAACCAACGGACATGACGCGTTAACTCTGATACTACCGTGAACACATTGTGATTTACTTTTAGGTCCATTGCTATGCCCCAAACCTCTTAGCGTGAATGATGTGCGGGAAGTTGAAGCTCCGCTCGTAAGCATGCTTGTATCGGGCAACCATGATCTCGACTGACTTGTAGGTCTTGTCAAAGTGTTCTGCCGTATCCTTGATAGAGCCACACTTGCTCCAGTGGGTCATGACATCATCCAGGGTTGGTTCGTTCATTGCCTTGTTGTTCATATTTTACCCTCTTCTCGTTGTTGTATTCTTTCGCCTATCCATCGCATTACTGGGACTGCCATTGAGTTACCCATTGCCTTGTAGCGATGCGAGTCAGGTGTTGGCTTGCCCTTCCAGCCGATGTCAGTGTGACCGTCTGGGAATCCCTGCAGCCGTTCTGCTTCTGTTGGTGTGAGGCGACGAACTTTCCCGCTAGACAACATCGCTGATTCCTGTCCGCAATTCATTTGAATTGGCATAGCTTTATTGCTCACTATTGGGTCTTGTGTGCCATGCACTACAAGCGCATCAACCTCTGATCCTTGATTACCAGTGCGAGAATACGGAGGTCCAGAAGAGGTGATGGTAGGTGCGACACCTGCCGAATGAATGACCAAGTCAGTTGCATCTTTCCAATCACGCGCCTTCGTTGTACTGAACGTGCCGTCGATTTCATAATCGCCAAAGCCCCTCATGCGAGCAACTTGTGGCTGCAATAATAGATGCCCGTTGCTCAAAGACTGATGCGTTAGCTTTCCTCCTCCGCATTGCGTGTCGAGACTTCCAGCAACGCTTGGTATAGGTGATCCGGTATCTTCTTTCCTCTTCTTTCGGCTCTGCGTAGAATCCCTGCCGCCGCAAC